TGGTGAATGGGACATTGGTCTTGTTTGTACCAACCACAGCTACGCAAGTCAGGACATGTTTGACCCCGATGACAAGATCACTGGTGGTCAGGGCTTTATCTACGCTTCTTCGATTGTACTCGCCATGCGCAAGCTCAAGCTCAAGGAAGACGAAGACGGCAACAAGACTACCACGGTCAATGGTATCAGGTCTCAGATTAAGATCATGAAGACCAGGTATAACAAGCCATTCGAGACTGTTGAACTGAGGATTCCTTGGGACAGTGGTCTGGATCCTTATTCGGGTCTGCTGGATATGTTTGAAGCCAAGGGTCTGTTCACTAAGGATGGCAACAAGCTCAAGTATATTGCGCTTGACGGCACCGAGACCAAGAAGTTCCGCAAGCAGATTGATCATGATCTTCTGGACATGGTCATGATGGAGTTTCCAACTCACATGGAACGCAAGGAAGAAGCGCAGCGTGTCAAGAAGGCAGCTGAGCTAGAGGCAATGAATGCCGCTGATGCGGAGAACGGCGAGTAATGAACAGCGAGACCAAACTGGTTGTTGATCTTTGGGATTTCTTCAGGGACCAGTTGCCTGCTGGCAAGCGCCAAGCAGCGGCAACTCATCTACTGAGGTTGTTTGAAGAGTATGGTATGGAAGTCGACCACGAGGATCTCGAGGGCGAATGCGAATACCTAGACGATGCCATTGAAATCGTTCGTGAAGACGAAGACGAGGACGATGATCTCGACTATAACAACGACGACCGAGACTGAATATTGATACGATAGTCCACACTAGCTAGTGTGGACTATCAATCAGAGGAATAACAATGAGCAAGTGGTATGCAAAGGTCACTGCGAACCCCGCAGATTATTTGCCTCTAGTGGACGCTATCGTTCACTTTGAGACAGAGCTGGAGGAGGCGCGTTTTGAGACCAAGCTAAAGGGCAGTCTCGAGAAGGCCAGTGCCCGTCTACCGGGTATTACTGCCCACCGCTTTGGCCAACTTCAGGAAGTTGAAGCTATCCTGAAGTATCTCGAGATCCGCATGGCAGAAGTCAAAGGCGCAGCGTTCAAGAAGTATTTTGAACACTATCAAAAGAGTCTTAGTGCTCGTGAAGCTGAAAAGTATGCTGATGCGGATGCAAAGGTTATTGAGATTGCACTCTTGATCAATCAGATTGCACTCGTTCGTAACCAGTATCTCGCAGTCATGAAGGGACTGGACGCCAAGAACTGGCAGATCAGCAACCTGACAAAGCTGAAAGCTGCTGGCTTTGAAGATTACTCGGTGGATGACTACGGCCCTGTCCGTTAACAAGTTATTCACAGACTTATCAACAGGCCAACTCTTTAGCCGGGGAAAGCGAGCGGGAACGCTCGCTTTTTCCACATCAGGCGTTGACACGTGAACATAGGCATGTAAGCTGCTGGCAACAAAAGCACGCAAGATCGGAGCACGTAAATGAAGGTGACGGTACACCGTGGAGACTGGGCTGACCAGACCATTCGCGGAAAAGAGTTCGAGTTGTTTCGCGGACTCTCAATGGGACAACGTGGTCCGTTCATCACAGTCAATGGCGCTGGTACGACGCAGGATAATGGAAAGCCGTTTCCTGCTCGCAACTTCAAGGTCTACGTCAAGGACTTGTCCGACTTCACAGTCGAGGATGGCGATGCCTTTTACAACAATGATCGCAATCGTGCGATCTTCCGGTCTTCTCCTGATCCAGCCTTGCGGAACTTTATCCACGGTGAAAACCTGATCGACCAGGTCGAGGCAGCAAGTCATGCTATTCCGGCTTCGGCACGCGAGCCCGAAACTGATGAACAGATTCGCGACCGCATTGCCGAGCGCTTTCAGATCCTGGGTAATCTAACACTTGATGTTGCGCGTGGCAATATCAAAGGTCTGGTGGTTTCCGGCGCCAGCGGCGTGGGTAAGAGCTTTGAAGTCGAAGCAGCACTCAATCGCGACAGTTTGATCGACAAGTTGAGCTTTAATGCCGATGCTACCGATCAGGACTCACGGCGTATGACTCGTGAGCGGGATTTCAAGCCCCGCTACAACATTGTCAAGGGCTATAGCACCGCGCCGGCCCTTTACGCCACACTATATGATTACAGCGAGAGTCGTGAAACGCTGGTGTTTGACGATTGCGATTCGGTACTCGGCGATGAAACGTCGTTGAACCTTCTCAAAGCGGCCCTTGATACCAGCGGTCGACGGATGATCAGCTGGCGCAGCAATTCAAAAAATGGGAGCGATGCTCCCAATCAGTTCGAGTTCAAGGGCAGCGTGATCTTCATCACCAATATCAACTTCGAGCGCATTGTGGAAAAGGGCACTGCCCGGCTTGCTCCGCATCTTGAAGCTATTATGTCGCGTTGTCTCTACTTGGACCTGACCATCGATAACGTCCGTGAAAAGCTTTGCCGGATCGACTACGTGGCTCGGGATTTGCGTATGCTTGAAAAGGAGTTCAAGCTAGAGCCCGTTGAGGTCGATGAAGTGCTTGAGTGGACTCACACGCACGCTAGGCGCTTCCGGGAACTCTCACTTCGTAAGATTGGTCAGCTTGCAAGCTTGCGCAAGGGCCAGCGCGATTGGCGCCGTATTGCCGATATCACACTGCTACGTCAGCGGTAATTTGACACCAAGCATGGTGCGATGTTAACTCAAGTCACACTGGATGATTTGAGGAATGTTGCACTATGCTATCGGTGGAAAACTGCCTACGGGAGCTCAATCTCCTAATCGACGTACCGGTAAAGGATTCGTCTGGCAATACCTATAAGATTAGCAACACGTGGGATCGCCGCTTCATTGAAGAGGTAAATGGTCATGCAGCCAAGGGCCAGCCCCTTAGCACAGCTCAGGGCACTCTCGCGCTTAAATTGATCCAGCGTTATCGAGACCATTTGATAACTGTTGGGGTTGCGACATCGTCAGTAGATGCTTTGATTGCCACTCCATTTTACGATCGCACTCCATATCCTTCTACTAACCTACCCCGTGAAGTTCGCTATGCCGGCGATAATAAGCTGGTGTTCCGCTGTAAGTACAACAGCGGCGTCATTGAGGACATCAAAGCCCTCAAGGGGATAAACCATTTTACCCCTCATCCATATCCAATGTTCAACCATGGCAACAAACTGTGGATCGTTGATGTAAATCGACGTAACTGGGAAAAGGCCATGGATGTTATCAACCGCCATAAGTTCAGCTTCGATGATGCGGTGGCTTCCTACTTTCATCAAGTGTCAAACAGCATGAATCAGCTCTCAAGCGCCGAAGCTGACGATGGTGTTATCACGGTCACTGCTCGCGATGATGACTTTCTCAGCGCGTGGGCTGCGGCTATGAACGCTTTGGAGATTTGAATGTTCGACGTTAAGAAGCTTCCAGCTACGCCAGGGATGGCGCGTAGGTTGCTGACGATTTGTCAGCACAAGGATATCATCTTGAACGATTCTCTGGCAGAGATGGCAGCTCAAGATCTACTGGACCCCGAAACTATTGATCGGGTACCATGGAAGCTAGATGGTTCCATGGTACAGGCGTTGCAACACGTTCTAGACTGGAACGGACCAGCAATGCTTCTGGATTACAGCAACGATCGCTCCCGAAAGGTTGCGCTCTCCAGCGCGCATCTACGGGGCGGCAAGACGCTAATCATTGCCAACCCTGACTTCTTTGTCAGCTGGGCAAAGCTGATTGCTGATGCATGGCCGGACTCCACCATGAGCGTGTTTGGAAACCAGAGATACGTTCCCAAGAATGCGACATTTCCGCACGGTGTGCAATTCACTGATGCTCCGGATATGGAAGCAGACTTTCTTATCACCAGTTATGGCGGCGTAGTGGGAAACAATTTGATTGCCACTCTTGATGCTAACCAGACCATTGTTGAAGAGCTAGATCATCAATCGGCTCTAAACTACAAATGGATGGATGCGGTAAATGCCATGTTCAAGGAGTTACCTGCTCCGCTATTCATTCAGAACATCTATAGTCTGCCCACAGACAGTGGTCGCAATATTCTAACCAGTTTGGAAATGTCTTCTAGCAAGGCATTTCAATTCATTGGTCAGAACCTCTACACCTTTTTATGGCCCGGCTTGGGTGCAGCAAGGCCGCTAGCAAACAACGATACTAAGGCAATGGAAGACTATCTGGTAGCGCATGGCTACAAGAACTTGACTCCTCTTTCGATCCTGAGCTTTTATGGTGTAAGCTCGCATCTTCTTGATGATGCAAGTGGTGGGGATCTTGTTTTCTTTGATAACACGATAAAAGAGTTCCGTAAGCACCACAGTCGTCGAGACTCTGGTCTACAACGTCTTGTAGAACGAGAAGAAGCTCTGATACGTCAAAGAAGCTGCTCAATGCGAGAGTTGGTACATGCTGCTTTAGATGGAGATACAGTCATCCAGGAGCTCATTGGGGCTCTCAGAACTACTCAATGGTCTAACCTAAAGGCACAGCATCTCAAGAGCATTCACACCACCTTGACTAACTCGGGTAGTCGCAGTCTCTTTCTAGTAACCAGTATGGATCTAAAGCGTCCGCTCCGTCTACAGTTTGGGATAGGGATCGATGACCTATCAACCAGCGGCGACAAATCTAATACGATCAACCGTTTTATTGCATCATCGTCTAACTGGTCTCGTCCAGTTAAAAGTTTGAACAATCTTATCGTAAGCGTGGACGATCTGATTGAATATCCAGAACTCCTACGTGACGCTGGTTTCTTGTTCATGCCAGAGTGGCCACTTGATGAGCAAGAGTACTGCTTACTGCACGACGCTGCTGAAGCAAGCGGTACCCGTATCGTGACCAGCGTTCTAAAGGGAACGCATGAAGAAGAAATATATAAGAAACTTCAACAGATTAGCTGAAATCTGCGATAAATAGGAGAGCGGGGGAAACGCTCTCCAGTTATTGACAGGGCCCTACTGGACTCCGTATTCTGGAGCATACAGTAGGGCTTTCCTACGACCCGTAGAACAGAACATAAGGGGTCGCATGACTAAGAAATGCAAGCTCGTCATTCACGACGAGGTAAACGCTAGCTTTGAAGACTTGGATCCAAAGACTCGCCGCGAGTGCAATGCCGCGTTGAAGTTCTTTATCCACGCCGCTCGCCACATGCCAGCTTTTAAGCTGGGTCGGTGGGATGGCTGTGTCAGCTACTTTGCAATCAATGGAAACACCTACGTCAACCTGCTTGACAAGGTATTGGATATCGTAATCAACAATGGTTACGAGATTGAGATTGATGACAAGCGAGTTGCTCGCACGTTTGAGTTCCCATACGTTGACGAAGATTACATTGCCAACAACGCTCCTAATCCAGTGTGGCCCAAGGGTCACCCAGCTGAGGGCGAACCAATCACCCTGCGTGATTACCAGGTTGAGATCATCCGTGCATTCCTTGAGAATCCACAGAGCATCCAGGAGATTGCAACAGGTGCGGGTAAAACTCTCCTCACTGCAACACTGAGTCACTTGTGTGAAGCTCATGGTCGCACGATCATCATTGTTCCCAACAAGAGCCTGGTGGATCAGACTGAGGCCGATTACAAGAACTTGGGACTAGACGTTGGCGTCTATTATGGTGATCGCAAGGATTACAATAAGACTCACACGATCTGCACTTGGCAGAGTCTTGCCATCATGGATAAGAACACCAAGAAGGCAACACTGAAGCCAACACAACAGGACATTGACACGTTCACCAAGGACGTGGTTGCCATCATGGTCGACGAGACTCACATGGCAAAGGCTGACCAGCTCAAGAACCTGCTTTGTGGCCCGTTTGCGAATGTTCCCATTCGTTGGGGTCTGACTGGTACAGTTCCCAAAGAAGAGCACGATTTCACGTCCATTCTCGCAGGTCTGGGTCCGGTTGTTAACCGCCTCGCAGCGAGTGACCTCATGGACATGGGCGTTCTCTCCAACCTTCACATTGATATTCTCCAGCTCATGGACACTGTGGAGTTTGACAACTTCCACGAGGAAAACAACTTTCTAGTTACTGATCCAAATCACTTGGATTGGATCAGTGAGTTTGCGCAGAAGACTGCTCTCACGGGCAACACCCTGATCCTGATCAATCGTATCGAGACAGGAAAGCAACTTGCCGAACGACTTCCAGAAGCAGCGTTTGTTTATGGTAGCAGCAAAGCCGCTGATCGTAAGGAAGCTTACGAGGAAATCGGTCAAGGAACCAACCAGATTGTTATCGCCTCCTATGGTGTTGCGGCAGTTGGTATCAATATTCCCCGAATCTTTAACTTGATCCTATTGGAACCAGGCAAGAGCTTTGTGAGAATCATTCAGTCAATTGGTCGTGGTATTCGTAAGGCAAAGGACAAAGACTTTGTTCAAGTCTACGACATCGCGAGCACCTGTAAGTTCAGCGCCAAGCACGTCACTGAACGCAAGAAGACATATAAGGCCGCCAACTATCCTTACAAGGTTACGAAGGTGGATTACATCAAGGACCTCTCCTAAATGAAAATCCTCACCACAGATAATACCACTTTTGAGATGAACAACATCCCCGATGAAGTGGGAGACATCCGGTATTGTGTGCTCGATTACTCTGATCAAGCTAATATTGATTACCTCTTCATTCCGCTACTCTTCTTGGAATCCTTTAACAGTCCAGCGGTTGATCTCCGTTTAGGCAACCATCGAATCCAAATGCCAATGGACTGGAGCATCGTGATTGGTGATAAGAACTCTGGTGATCTTGAGATTCTAAACTTGAAGCAGTTGAACGATCGTCAGTTTGACGCCTTCTCGATCAATCCAATCAACGGCTACATGCCACACTTTCACGACATTGAAATCATGAATGTTTTTCCGGATGTGAAGTGGTATTTTCCCAAGTTGAAGTATGGTCATATCCTGGCCGCTCCACTTGACGATTCGCCGACACCGTTGTGTGCTTTCTTTGTAAAGGACACCAATAAGATTCCAGAGCATTTGGATATCACACAGTTGGTATAATGGGAAAGCTATTGATATTTCCGGGTGCTGAAATAAGCCCTCCCAGTCGAAGTGAACTAGTTGACGAAGCTAGTGAGCTAGTCATGAAAGAAATCCTCGGGGTATTTGTCGAGCAAGAGTTTGAACCTGGACCAATACAGATTTGGCACCGTGAGGTTCGAAACTACTTTTGGAGGCAGGAAATTAGAACAGAAGGTGGTCTGTTCCGTGCCGAAGACGTTTATCGTTGGAAGCATCATTGGCGAGAGCAATCTTATCGCTACATCCAAAGTAAGAGACTACGTTAATTGACGTAAGTGACTTCTACACGTTAGGGTTGGGTATGAGCATTCAGCGCATCGCCCAACCCTATGTGGTATTTTGGCCCTACAACGAAG